TAGGTCTTCATTACTTCGCACAAATTCGGTTATTTTTTGTATAAATTCCGTGATTTTTTCTACTCCTCTTTTAATATATGGTAAAAAAACCCTACCAAAACTTACACTAAGCTCATTTAACGCGTTTTTCATTAGTTGAATTTTATTTTCCGTAGTATCACTTCTTGATTGAAATTCCGCTTCCATTGACCCAAAGCGTTTATTGTCACCACTTAGTGCCATAGCCTTATCAAAGTTCTCTATCGCACCAGTTAGCAAAGAAATATCATCCCCAAAATTTTTGCCAAAGATAGTAGTTAAAACGCCAGTCTTTTTCTCTTTTGGGACTTTTGAGAGTGTATGCAAGAAGTCCGTTAGCGCTTTTTGTGGATTTTTTAAAATTTGTGCTTTTAATTCTTTACCGCTAAGCCCTATGCTTTTAAATGCTTTTTCGAGATCGCCACCTGCTTTATCGGCGTTATTCAATACTGTAAGCATTGAGTTTATTGCCGTTGCTGCTACTTCTGGCTGCTTGCCAAGAGCGATAAAACTACTCGCAAGTCCAGCTGTCGCATCTGCACTTAACCCCATATCTTTTGCATTACCTGCGATCCTACCTACTGCATTTACTATCTTGTTTGCCGTTGATGCTGAGTTGTTAGATAGGTGGTTTATCGTATCTCCAAGCCCTCTAACGCCATCTACACTCATATTAAAAATATTCATAAGTGTTGCCATGTTATCGCCTGCTTCTTTGGCGCTCATATCAAAAGCAACTCCCATCTTTGCCGCCGTTTGTGTAAAGTCCATTAAATTTTCTTTTGCTATGCCAAGCTGTCCGCCTGATGCTGTTATTGATGCTATCTCATTTACGCTTAGCGGTATATCGCGGCTCATATTTAAAATTTGGTTTGAAAATTCCTTTAACTCATCTGGCGTTTTAAAATCAACTACTTTTTTTACATCTGCCATCGAGCTTTCAAAATCAATCGCACTTTTGATCGGTGCTGCGATCGCTGCTACTGATGCCACGCTTGCGACGATCTCGGTTTTTAAATTTGCTAGCTTTTGCTTTGCCTCGTCCATATCGATGCGGATCTTGGCTTTTGTGGCTCTTTGCAGGTCTTCTTTTAGCTTCGCCATTTGTGTGTGAAAGCCTGCTTTTTGAAACGGCTCAACTTTTAGCTTTTGCAAGGCTGTGTTATACTTTTCTATGCCTGATTTTATGTTTGCATTTAGCTTATCGCCTAGGCTTATAGTGCTTCTATCAACGGCTTTTAAGATATTATTTAGCCCCTTAAGCTCCATGTTAAAGGTTAATGTTGCTTCTTGTGCCATATATTGCCTTTTTATTTTGATATTAGTAAAATATTAGTGATTTTTATACAAGGTGGTTAAAATGGATTATTTAGGCGCTCTTTTGGCTGGGTTTATGCTCCCTATCATTCTCATGGTCGGCGGCTTAATTGCCTGCATGTTTTGGTATATAAGCGTGCCTTTGCTTGTGCTTTTTGTCGTTGCTAAAATTTATAAGAGCAAGAGCAGCAACGCCGCTCTTTAGTTTTGATTTATGCGTTTTGCGATCTCAAAATAATCTACAAATTCGTTAAACTCTAAGCCCATTACGTCGGCTAACGTAAAATTTAGGGAGTGCGTGATTAGTGCAATCCCCTCTATTAGTTTTTTACATCAACGCCCATAAATCCGCTTATCATCTTGCTAAGCTCTACCCACTCGCTTATCGGCAGTGAGTTTAAAAACTCTTTATTTAGCTCGCCGTCACTCATATCAACGAGTAAATTTTTAGCCTGCTCGATCTCGTCGCCCCTTGCGTTTTTTGTGGCGGATTGGATTTGTAGCAGAGTAGGGGCTTTTAGATAGACTTTTTGCCCATCTGAAAATGTAAATTCCTCTTTTGGTAGTTCTATTTTTTGAAGTGGCATTTTTATATCCTCTCTTTTTCTATCTCTTCAATATTGCTTAAGACAAGCGCCATATCGTCACTTATTTGCTTAAAAAGCCTTTTATCCATCGGCTCATTTAGCGCTCTTAAAAGCTCATCTTTTAACCTATGCTTTCTACTCTTTAGCTCAGCAAGCTTATCTTTTTTGTAAGCTTCTATGCCGTATTTATAAAAGTCTATATTTTGATCCATTTTTGAGCCTTAAAGTATGTTTTTGCGGATCGCCGAAAAAATATCGACGCCGTCATTTTCGAATATATGGTTTAACGCATCGTATAAAATCACCCTTGATCCTGCAATTTCGAGCTTATAAAATGTTAAGCTTACTTCAAAGCTTAAATTTGCCTCTTTGTTAAACTCAAATTTCGCACCATCTAGGCTTTTTATCTTGCCCTCAAAAGTGGCGATAACTTGCTCATCATCGCCGTTTGAATTTGTGGCATTTGCTTTTAGGTATAGCTTTTGTGTCTTTGAGCTATCGAGCATTTTAAAATATAGCTCATTTAGGTTATTTACGGTGATTTTGGTATTTAATGGTTTTACCACTGGCAAAACTGCTTCAAATTTGCCGATGCCGCTACTTGTTTCAATCGTCTCTTTTTCGATCTTTGGCAGCTCGACCTCAACGACCTCACCCATTAGTCCGATGCCGTCAATAAATAAATTTCCGCCTGTAAATGCTTGCGCTTTTAACATTCCTCATCCTTTTTTATAGTTTCTAGTGCTAGGTTGTAAATTTCTAGGTCTTTTTTTGTTCTTGTTATAGTCGTATCCGCACTTTTTAGACCGCTTATTAACCCAAAAAGCAAGTCGTAATTTAGCGGCTCATTTAAGGCGTTTAAAACCTCATTTTTTAATCTGCCTTTCGTGTTTTTAGCCTCTTGTATTACCTCATCACACTCAGCTATTTTGCCTTTTATCTCATAATATTTAGCGCTCATTCAAAGCTCCTCTATTAGTTTTTGTGAGTAGTCGGTTACCCTATAAATTCTATTGACTATGCGTTTTATAAGTGGCATTTCTTGGACGTTGTGTTTAATATACACTATGCCCTCGCTTATAGTTTCGTTTGAGTTTAGATCCTTTGGCACTGTGATCTCAAAGCCTACTACAACATTATTGGCGGTTAGCCTTAAATAAAACGCCTCTAAGCTATCAACTACATTTTTGAGTACGTCGCGCATGCGTTTATCGATAGCTGTTTTTTGTGCTTTGAAAATCGTATCTATGGCGGTATAAAAAATAACATAAGTATGTATCGAGCTAAATAAGTCATCATTGCAAGTTTCTCCACCCCATGCCCTTATGCCATCATCGGCGATTATAAGGCTTACGCCTTTACCTCTTAATCTATCTGCTTCGCAGTCCTCGCCTTGTATAAGCTCTACTTTGTCTTGAATTCCTATAACTCCGTCTATTACTCTATTTGAATAAGTTTGTGAAAATCCGTACTCGGTTTCTGCCATAATTTTCGCGTAGAGTGCTATTAAAAACGCACTAGCAGGGCGCACAACCTTATCAACTCTTATTACTTTTTGATACGAGATGATCGCTGTTTTGGTGCTATATTCTTGCAGTGTGGTATTTATCTCGCTCTCTTTTGTTTTGTTTAGCTCGATCGCATAAACGCCACGCAGATAAGCGGCTATCTGCTTAAGTTTCTCGTGTGTGCCTTTGTCGTTGTACCCAACTGCCAAAAAGAATTTAGGTTTTGTTCCGATCGTGGCTTCGCATTTTTTTAGCTCATCGATAGCGTTTTGGCATGCTACCTCATCGGCATTTTGATCACTTGTTTTAGCAAAAACACTAAGCACGATTTGATTATGTAGCCCAGTAGCTTTTAGGTCTGTTAGCGTGTCTTTTATCGACCCCTCACCAACCTCTTTAAGTGCTTCTAATATATCGCTATATAGATATAATCCAGCGGTTAGCTTTGTATCGTCGCCGATTATGGCGATAGGGCGTTCATTGTTTATCTTGTATGGTGCAAGCGAGGCGTTATATAGCTCGACATTTACTCCAAATTTTGCTGCCATTTTCTCTCCTTTTAATTTTGCTTTTTATGCGTTTTTTATTAAATTTGATTTTATTTTATTGGCGTGCTTTTTATTTACAAGGGCTTTTTAAAAATTTAAATCTTTTGGCGGCTTTGGCGAATAATCATCATAGCCACCACTCCCAAGGCTTTCTATTTTTTTATCGATTGCCTTATCAACGATCGTACTTATCCACGCCGTGCCACGCCACGCAAAAAAGCCACCTATCGCAAGGCTAAAGCGGTTTTCTTTCGTAAAATAAAATGTGACTTCGTAAAAAATCCAGCATATAAACATCGAGCTTATGGCGCTTATAATAGAATTTATTATCGCTTTGCCGCTGTGTAGTGGCTTGTGTCTATCATTTTCAAGGCTTAGCACTCCGCCGACAAAGCCAACGACTGCAACCCAAAAATAAAAACCTGCCTTATTTAGTAAGTCCTCCATTACCTCCGCCTCTCTTAGTATTTAAATGTGAAAATATACATTATGACAACGGATAGTATTAGCTCAAAAACAACCATTCTATTTAGCCAAAATTTCTTAGTCTTTTTTATGATCGCTTCCATTTACGCACCCTTTTAAAAGTTCTTCGCATGTTAAAAAGTAGCCCATTAGCTCCTTTGCGCTTTGTAAATCACTAGGGCTATACTTTGGCTTTGTTGGCATTTTTTCAATGCACGCCACTGGGATAAACACATCTTGATACTGTGTTTTTACTATCACCTCAGGCTTTGAGCTACAACCGACTATAAAAAACGCCACTATTAGACTACTTATTGCCAGCTTCATTTAATAGCCTTTCATAGAAATTTAGCTTTTCCTCGCAGTCAGCAGGGTTAATAGGCATTGTTACACGTACAACCCTAGTTACAACACGCTCTTTTATCTTAGCTTCGTCTTGTTTTGGTACGCTTAGCGCTTTTAGACTTGTGTTTGCTAACTCGATCTTGGCGTTACATGTTTCCAAATTAGAAACAACTACGGCATTGCTTGCCTCTTTTAACGCTATCTTTTTAGTTAGCTCATCTATCTTATCGGCTGCGTTATTATTTAGCCAGTAAAGCACGCCAACTACAAAACTCAAAAATAGAATAGCCCCTATATAGAATTTATCGCTCATTTCGCACCCTCTTAAATGGATTTACGCACCACACACTTTTAAGCACCTTTTTATCATCTGCTTCAAGATATGTGCTTTTATTCTCTTCATTCATCCCGCATATATCCATAAGCTTCCAGCCTAGATATATCCTGCAATAAAACTTAGATTTACCATATCTAATCTCACGGTAATAACCAAAGCGCTCGCGTCCATCTTTAAGCCTGCAAGTCACTAGGCATTGAGTGCTTTCTCTACCTTTGTTTTCTGTAGCTAGGGTATCGCCTATGCTTTTAACACTGCTTGCATCTATATCTTCAACTTTGACGCCGAGATACTTCGCACTAAAGTTTCCTATCCTATTACGATAGAGCCAACAAAGCCTTGCAAAGTAGGTTCTATTTTTTGGTTCTTTAAAGTGGCATTTCCTCCAGCCGTCGTCTCCGTTTATGCCGTAGTCGTTCTCATCAAACCACGCCGCCCATTTAGGCAAATTCTCACTTTTTTCATCACAAGCTAGCAGAGCAAACGGCACTACGATAAAATGCAGTATCTCGATCGGTAGCTCGATGGCTACGTTTTTAAGAATTTGTAGTTTTTGCTTTTGGCTTAGCTTCATCTTTTACCTCTGCTTTATAGTTAGGGCACTTAGGGCAACCTTCCCAAGTGCAGTTACCATCTTTGTCTAGCTTGCTAGCACACACTTCGCATCTTTTTATTCTTACCCTCATTTTTGCCTCCTATAAATGATCTGTCGGCGCTACCGTTATCGGCTCGCTCGTCGTGTTTAGGCGCTCACGCTCTGCGATTAGTTCTTTGTACTCCGCCCTTAAATTTTCAAGTACTGCATTGTTGCCGATTATGAGTGCGTGGCGGATATAGTTTTCACATTCGTTAATTTCGTTTTCAAGCTCTGCTAGTTGCTTGGCTTTTTCATCGGTCTCGCCAGCCAAAAGCTCATTTAGTTCGGCTTCATCTATCTGAGCCAACCCCTCTTGTATCGGCTGATCGTTATTATCGTATCCGTAAATTTCGTTATTATTATCTTTGTAGTATTTCATTTTTTCTCCTTAGCGTAGTTCCATCCACACAAAGCTAGATGGATTTATTTGGCTGTTTGATGATGTGGTGATTTTGTATGTTGCACCTGCTGGCACAACTGCACAGACATAACCGCTCCTACTGCCGATATTTATTTTTTGCGCCAAAAAATTGTCTATTGAAAGTTGTATATCTTCTGATGAGTTGTTTATTACACCTGCTACATTTATCATTATTGCTCTATTGGTAGTATTCGTATATACTATGTCTTTTTTTCTTTGCGTGGTCATGTTTTGCCAAGCTTGCCCTATACCAAGCCCTTTATTTGCCTCTATCGCTTCAGCAACTGCCTTTTCGGTTACAGCTGCGTCCTCTTGTTTGGCAGTTATTGAGTTTTTGAGTTTAACAATTCCTGACTTAGCTTCAGTCGCAAGTATGGTTTTATCGATTTGTCCAGCTATTGGAGTATTTACGTTTTTGGCTTTTATGATGACCACTACTGCCATATTGTATGGGCGAGTTTCGTCGGCTTTTTTTGTTGATGAAAAAATATCTGCGTTGTCTTTGCCAGCTACACTTTTATACTCCAAATCTGTTCCAGTATTTGAGTAAGTAAAAGCCACCCCTCTAAAATCTGAAGTAGTATTGGTGCCATAAATATATCTAGTGCCAACATTGTCAGTTGTTATGCTTCTTATTTGCAAATTTTTTGTATTTATCGCGTCTTGTTGAGCTGCGCCTAAAGCGGCAGCATTGCCGCCAATGCCACGCATAAACTTACCATCGGCAAAGTTTGGTAAGTTAAAGTTCTCTCCAGAGCCACCATATATGTAACCCAATACATTAAATAGCTCTGGATATTCTGACTTCTTAAGGCTTCTGCCGTCGCAAGTAAGAAAGCCAGCAGGGATCGTTTTTTGGCTTGGATAGCTTAGATACGCACCTATTGGCAAGCCGTCCGTTAGCTCAGTTTTTAGGGCGAATTTATCGTCGCTCTCTTTTTTGGTGTATGCGTCGATTTTGTCGGTCTTTTTTAAAAATTGATTTTCGCTCCACTTTCTTGTAGCAAGTACTACGTTATTATCGACTTTTAATATAATGCTATCACTCGCGTTTGCGATTTGCAGTTTAAAATTTAGCGTTATATCTTTGCTTGACCCCTCGTTTAAAAGTGGCTTGTAAGTATCTGCTAACCTTGCAACTGCAAAGAGTGAGCCATCATCGCAGTATATGCCAGCCGTTTTTATATAAAATCCGCCAACTTCAGGCGGTATTATGGCATCGACGTCGAGGATATTGCTGTCACTCTCGTCTATCGTTATGGCATTTATAGCACCTCTATATTTCTCATTTGGTATTGATGTAGTCTGCTCGCTTAGCTCTCCATCGTAATCGCTTACTACGATCTCTTTTAGTGCTATCTTTGATCCATCACTAGCGGTTTTTAGTAGCTTATTTATGCCGCTTGATGTTAAAAGTGTGTATTGTTTCATTTATCATCCTTTTATCTTGCAAAAATTTGTTTTGTGTTGATTGGTATGCTTATGATCTCGTTTATCTGCGTAGTAGCGCCAAATTTAAAATGTGCGTGTTCGTTTATGTTTGATACTACGTAAGGATATACGCTGACATTTTCGCCGCTTATTGCATAAGAGTAGGCTTTTACATCTGCTTTGATACCTACTTTTATATTTGCGCCGTCATATACGCTACGCACGTTTTTATATGTTTTGATTAGCTTATCGGTCTTTGCTACTTGCTCTTTGCTTAGCCCTTTGCTTGCGTCCAAAATAAGCTTAAAATGATAAGGCTCTCCACCGTATTCGATCCACTGCTTTGTGCTTGCGCCGCTATAATATGCCTTTAGTCCAGTTTCTAGGCTCTCACTTGTCCCCTCAAAAAAGTAGGTTTTTAGCGGTGTTTTTAGCAGCTCTTTTGTCTCTTCTATGCTTAGACTTTTTGGTTCGGTATCAAATTGGTGAGCTAGATAAGCCCTATTTAGCTCGGTTCGGTTATAAAAAAAACGTTCGTCAAAGGCTAAATACTCATCCATTTTTGGCGCAAAGACTTCATCAACCCTAAAAAGTACATCGTTATAGGCTCTTAAATCAAGCATGATTAGCCTTGTTGATTTGAAGTGAATTTAAAACAATAATGCTATCTCGATCGGCTGCTGGGATTGGCGTTTTTACCTCAACGGATGCGGTATTTTCATCAAAAGCCACTTCAATTATCTGCGAGATGTGCGGCGTCTCGTTGATCTTTAGCGTGCTAAAAAACTCTTTCAGCCTAAAATCTGCATTCGCTAAAATTTCATTAAACATAAAATTCTGCTTTGGCGCTATCTCGATAACTAGGTCAAGATTTATTTTATTAGCCTCTTTTATGCGTACATCATCGGTTAGTGGGATTTTGTCCTTTAGTGCCTCTTTGATCTTTTCTTTAGCAATTTGCCCACTAAATTTGGATAAATAGACTACTTGCACGACACCAGCACTTAGCTGATATACATTTGCTTTGCTTATGCCCTCAACGCTTAATACATGAAAAAGATAGGCTTTTTCACTGCCTGCAGTGCTAAAGCGATGAAGTGCGAGCAAAAATCGCTCTCTTAGCTCGTCATCTCTCTCACGTGCCTTAAACCCACCAAATGGCTCTTTTATATTTATCTCGTTTATGTAGATGTTTGGTATTTCGAGCGTCGTGGTTTCGTAAGGCTCTTTAAAATAGTCTGCCGCTTCGATCTCAACTATCGCCGTGTCGCTTACGTATATATCTTTTAGCAGATATGCAAAATGCCCTTTGGTATCTGTAAATTTAGTCCCTTTACTTAAAAAAGTTGAGCTATTTACTTTGATTTCGACCTTTGCGATTGGCTTTATCTCTTCATTTCGCTTTATGCCGATTAGTTTTACAAGCTCATCGAGATACTCGCCATTGCTAAAAAGTAGGTAATTTTGAGAAATTTTGACGTTTGTAAGCTCGATAAAGTTGTTAAGCTTAAACAAAAATATATCAATAAGCGTCATATAATCATCCCCTATTAGTGGGATATAGTCTAACTTTCCGCTCCTTACCCTAAACTCGTTTATGATACTTTCTCGCTCTTTGTCTATATTAAGAGGCTTTATAAAATTTGGCACTTTCATATATTTAGCCTTAAAAATTTAGCTTCTTTGTCTTGTGTGTATGATATTTCGCAGATGATCGAGCCGTTATCGTCCTCAAAGCTTATGCTGTCAGTTTGAATGCGTGGCTCGTGCTTTTTGATCTGCTCGGTTATATCCTCTTTTAGCGCCAGCAGATTATAAAGATCGGCGCTTTTGTCTATATGCCTATCAAGTCCAAAAAGAGGGCGTAAGGTCTTTGTATATTTGTTTGTGATAAAAATACGCCTTAAATTTTCCTCTACTTCGATTTGATACATTTTTGCCCTTTTTTTGCTTTGATTGTATAAAATGACATAGACAAAAATTTACAAGGGGGTTAATCTCTAGTGTAGCCGTGGTTAGTGTGATTTGTTAGATCGCCTTTTGTGTCTGTGATGCTGCCGCCGATCCTTGCGCTACCGCCTGCGCTTAAATTTGCCCCTATTTTTACATCACCAGTTATTTTTAAATTTCCGTTGATACTAAACTCACCACTTCCGCCGCCGTCTCCTGACGTGGTGATCGCGCCTTGTATGTTTGTGTTGCCTAAAATTTGCACGCTAGGACTTTTTATAGTGGTTTTTTGCGCAGTTAAATTTGCGTTTTTGCAAGTTACGTTTATGTCGTTTTGCACCACTATATTTATCACTTTTGGATTTGTGATTTCAAGCGTTGAGCTTGATGTGTCGTAGCTTATTATCGTGCCGTCCTCGTACTGGCTTACTTCTTTTGTTGTGCTTGCGCCGCTTGGTGTGTTAAAGTCTGAATTTAAAAAGCTGCCTATCGCGATCTTTGCTCCGCCAAAATCAACTAGCATAACTTGCTCGCCAACTCGTGGCGGCGTAAAGCTTCTTTTGTATGAATTTGCAAATTGCAAGTAAGGTATAAAAGGTGTTATGGTGCCTAAATAATCAACCCTTACAAGCTCGTTTTTAACCTCGCAGATTTTTCCTAAAAATAGCTCTCTCATGCTTCCCAAAGCTCGCTTTTATAATAAATTTTTAGTGTGATCGTGCTTAGGATATACTCGTCATCGTATAGCTCAAAACTCTCACGATTTAGACTTGTTTGCTCTATCTTTAGAAATTTGCTTTTATACCCTTTTAGCGCATTCAAAACGGCTTTTATTATATCGTTTGATGCGCTATATTTCGCAGTTATCATTCGCACCTCAACGCTTAGAGCGTGCGAGATGCTGGCAAAGGCATCGTTTTCGATAGTGTCGTCGGTGTCTTTTATGATGATTATGGGTAGGTCTTTGCGCTCAAATGCTGGAGTTAAAAAAAGTTCCACATTCTCGCAAAGTGGCTTAAGCAGGGTAAAAAGATCGTTAATGATTGTTTCTCTTTGCATTTTTACGCCTCTTTTAGATATAGCCGTTTTGTTACTTGGTTTTCAAGCTCGATTTTGGTAATGATATATCCTTGCTCGTTTATCATTACCTCATCTTTTACTCTTAGCTTTATGCCGTCGTCATCATTAATTAGCGCCGTTGTTTGCGTTGCAACTGCGCCGTCATCAAAGATCACTTTGGCGTATTTGTTGAAGTGACAATTAAGCGCTATATCGTCTTTTGTTAAAGTGGCGTTTGTCTTTGCAAAAAGGCTCTTTACATCTCTTTTTACCATCTGCATATTAAGCATTTTACCCCTCGATGCCGTCTAAATCAACGCCTAAGTCATCATCCTCGCTATCATCTGGTCGCTTTTTGTCTTGCTTTTTAGCTTGTTTTTCTTGCTCTTTTACGTTTGTGCCTCTTAGGTTTTTAGTCTCTTTTTGCTTTTCGCTGCCTGCTACTGGCTCGATGCATTTTATATCGACAAGCCTTTTTATAAAAAGCTCGTCCGTGCCAGATGCGAATTCTATCTCGTCGCCTGCTTTATAGTTTTTTGTTGATATTCTCGTGTTGTAAAGAATTTTATACTTCATTTTTTTACCCTTTTTAAATTGCCAACGCTCTATTTTTCCAGCCGTTGGTGTAAATTTTGAGTTTTGGATTTTTACTGACTAGGCTTGCATAATATGCGATCTCATAGCTGTCAAATTCAACGTTAAATTTGTCCTCGTCGTATGCATTTAGCGCATTTAATGTTTGCGTTCCCATAACTCCATCAACCGCCACATTTAAAAGCGTTTGAGTGAGCTTTATGGCTACTTTTGTGCCTACATTTACGCCAAAAACAAATATCTCGCTGGCTTTTAAGTCACTTTCTACCTCATCAAGCCGCATCTTATCCCAAAACTCTCGTTTATAAAACTCATAGACTAAAGCCACAAGATCGCTGTTGTTATAGAGTGTAACGCTAGCTTCTTTTAAGCTTTTGCCCTTTAGCACTTGTTTTACAAGCTCCCATCCCTTAAAATTAGGATGGGCACACTCATAAATTCCGAAAAATGTCAAGCCGTTTTCGGTTTCGTTCTTATGCAGTGCAAGGCTTGGGCTGCTAAATTCAAGCCTCATTAAAAATTGCATAGACTTAGTGAAATTTGACATTTTTATGCGCTTGTCTTTGAAATTACAAATGATTTTTCACGTGCAAGTTTGGCATCTACGTCCAAATATAGCTCTAGGATAATATCACCGCCTCTTTCGTTGTGAGTAAGTAGCTCAATCCCCTTAAATGAGCCAATAAAGATGTCTTTAAAATCGCCAAATACTACATCACCGCTTTTAATAAGCTGTGTTGTAAAGTATGGATAGCCTTGTAGGTTTCCTAGCTCTTCGATTAGCATCTTTTCGTTTGATACGCCGCGCGCTGTTGCTTTTAGCTTGCTTACATCGCTATTTTTTAGCGCAAATTTAGCATTTGCGATATTGCCGTTGTTATTTTCTAGTGTGTCGCCAAAGCTTAAAGTTTTTTCTAATGTCGGAGCAGTCATATACGCAGCGATGCTTGGTACTCCGCTTATCTCAAAAATGCCTTTGATTACGCCTTTGCCATAAAGGATCACTTCTTCAAGCTTTTTACGTATTGCGAATTTCATTGCTTTATAGGTAAAGCTCTCTAGTCCAAAGGCTGACATATTCATCATCGTTCTTGTGATCCTAATAGTTGCGAGCAACGTATGAGGCTCAAGAATGATCTTGTCAAATGATAAGTTTTCGCTATCTCTGCTTTGTCCTTCTTCTACAAAATCAGCGGTAATGTTTGAGTTATTGCGTGGGATTTCCACTCTTTGGCTTAGCCCATCAAGCCAGCTGCACTCGCTTAAAAGTGGGCTTTCTTTTTTTACTTCTTCAATGAGCAAATCATCTCTAAATTCAGTCGCGATCGCGCCTGCACCTTGTGTCGTTGTTGTGATGCTATCGTTAAATCTCGCACCAAAGTCAGGCGGTAAAACAAAGCGACCATTGCTTTTATTAAAATAGTTTTCTACTTCAAAGCCTAAATCTGCCGTGCTAGCGTTGCCTGCATTTTTAATTATGTTTGCTAGGCTAAATTCTTGTGTGTTCTCTCTTTTCATAATGTTAAACTCCTTTATGTCGTTGGTTTTTTGTTGTTGTTCTTTTAATTTGTTGCTAAATTCGCTAAAGCTTATCTTATTTTTTATTGCCTCTAGTGCTTCAGCTTGTTTGCCTAAAATTTCGGCTAACTCAATGATCTCTTTTGTCTCGTCTTTTTTTTCAGCTTTAAATTCAGTCTTTTCATCCTCTTTTTGTATCTCTTGTTCTACTGCTTTTGGTTTTTCTTGCTCTTTTGCAAAATTTGCCACTTTCGCATTTGGATCAGCTCCTTGCCATACTGCGCTAAGCTCATTTATTACGCCGTTTTTTATCTCAAAATGCTCGATACCATCTATCGGCTCGCACTCTTTTAGCTCGTAATTCTTAAATCCTACGCTCACGCTATCGCTAAAGCCTGCTTTAAATTTGGCGTATGCTTCACGGCTTTGGCTTACCTCATCGTTAAACTGCACGATCACTTTAAAGCCCTTATCATCTAGCTTTGTATCTATGATCTTGCCGATAGCATTTTCAAAGCTTACATCATGATCTAAATATAGCGTCGTGGCTTCAAATTTCACGCCACTTAAATCCACGCTTAGGTAGTACTCGTCACCAAAAAATGAGTAGCGTTTATGCAAATTATTATGACTTAGCGCCAAAAAGCTTATTGTTTTGGCTTCGTCGTTTATCGCGTTATCTGCCAAAACGGCTTTAAATTTAGATATATCCTCATTTTGCAGATTGATCTTGTTCATCAATTTCTCCTTTTAAAATTTTAATTTCCCTTAACTTTTCTACTAATTCTTTCTCTTTTTCTAACTCATCCATAAAATCATCAAGCTCGACGCCTTTCTCTCTTAAGACTTCGGTTATCGTCTTAAATCCTGCGCCAATGGCGATCTTGTTCGCATTTACCTCTTTTACTGGGTCGATATACTCCCAACCTTGGGATTTAAACGTGAAGTGTCCTATTAGCTGTTTATAGTCGCTTGGCTTGATACGCCCTGCGATTAGTTCGCACTCCATCCACCTTTTAAAAACTTCGTCGTGGAATTTACGTTTTATGAAATTTTGTATTCTTTTAAAATTTCGGCGCTCTGCGATCGTGCCTTGACGGATGGAGCTGTAATTTACTTCCCTTAAATCGCCAGTATAAGTGGAGTAGCTAAGCCCTAGCGAGCGAGCGACATCCCTATCGGTGCTTTTTAAAAAATACTCCATATTAATCGGATTGTGCGGCTCTACAAATTGCGGAGTGATGCCATCCTCCAAAAACGTAAATGTGCCAGTCTGCACGCTTTCAGGTAAATTTATCTCTTTTTGTCTTATCTCGCCATCGTCTCCGTACTCGACATTACCAAGTATCGATCCCTCATCTTTGTGAGTAAAAAACCCAGTTAGCTCGCTCGCAAGCCTTGCGCGGTCAAGCTCTGCTTTTTTTAGCTTGTCTTTGCTGTGAGTATCAAAGATCGCACTTGCTAGCTTGCTTACGCCTCTTTTTTGTTTTGAGAGTGATGACTTTTTAATGTGTATGATCTCGGATGCTGGGATTACCTCATATTTGCCATTTTTTAGTAGTCGGTAGTATGCTTTTGGTGTCATCTCTCTCTCGGCATCGTATTCTATGCCGTAATATATATGTTTGCTCTCGTCGGTTAGGTCGTTGTCTATGTCTTCGGCGTCGATTAGCTCGATTTGTAGCATATCGCCTTTGTGTAGTTTGATAAATGCCTCGCCGTCGCGATAAAGCGCAGTTAAGATCATCTCCTCATAATCGCCAAAATCATAAACGCCATATTTGCAGCATATATGTTCCCACTCAAAAAATGATTTTTGCACGGCTTGATTTAGATTTTTCTTTGGCGTGGTTATATCAAGGATAAAACCTTGCTCGCCGTAAATTTCGCTACATAGCGTCTCAAAAAAGCCACTTGTTAGAGATACCGACGTGCTTATGCTACGTGCTTGCTTTCTTAGCTTAGCGCTTACTTTGTCGATGTCTTGATTGCGCAGTAGTTGGCTTATTTCATATGAATTTATGCGGTTTGGCTCCAAGCTTGGATATTTAAAAAAATTTATCTTTGGCTTCATAGATATGTTTTTAGATAAATTTTGCTTTGTTTTTCGCTTCATTAATATCTATCTCCAAAAATATATGTTTTGCTAGTCGCTTTTGCCTTTTGTGCGTCTTTTATGATGCTTGCTCTTATTCTTCTTAGTTCGCTTATTAGCTCTAGTGGGCTACGCTTTACGACTTTTAAGTTATCGATCCAGTATTCTTTTATCTCGATGCCATCTTTGAGGTTATCCAAAACATCATCGATCGCGCTGTCGATTAATAAAATTCTCTCTTGTGTAGTCATCAGCCTTTAGCCCTTTTGCTTTTTTGGCTCATTTTAGAGAAATTTATAAATATTTTTTACAAGTGAGAAAGAGGGGATTTAAAAGCTATCTACGCAAAATCTTTATAAATTTTGGCGTCCTTTAGCTCGGTTAATATGCTTTCAACTTCATTATTGATCGCGTTTTCTACCTCATCGCTTAAATTTATGCTACGTTTTAGCTTGTTTGGCAGTGAATAAAGCTTATTTGATACGGCGGCGGCGATGTCGCTTAAGTCCTTTTCTAGTCTATCAATGGCTATTACTTCGCCCTTTTCTTTGGCTAGTCTTAGCTCCTTTAGCTCTGCATCTGCCAGTTCTTTTTTGGCTCTTGCCTCGCTTAGTTCAAAGCTTTGAGTGGCAAGTTTTATTTTGTAGTCGAGGTAAGCGTCAATGCAGGCGGTCAAATCCCACTTATTACGCTCTAGCTTCTTGATAACGCCCTCGCTCTCTAGTTCTTGCACTCTCCTATCGGTTAGCCCTAAAGCGTTACTTAGTTCTTTTGTGCTTACTTGCATTTTAAATCCCTTTTAGTTTGTGCCAAATAAGCTCATATCGTTTTCAACCTTTTTTCTAAACTCTTCTTTTTTGACGTTTAAATTTATTAGATATTGCTTATATCTTGGATTGCCTTTGCAAAAATTTTCAATGATAAAATCCGCCATGTCTGACTTTTTCATCTCGTAAGCTTCGCAAAGCTGTTCAAAGCGTGATGCATTTTCGACGCTCATATTTAGATCGTACCTTGTCTTTTTTACCAGCACCTTTTTATGAATTTGCATTTTTAATCCTTTTTCGTCTTAGCTCGTTTTTGATAAGTTTTGCCGCTGCGTATGCTAGCACTGTTATATCCAAAGCTTCGTTTCTCTCCCTAGTCTTGACGTATTGCAATTTTGTATATCCTCTTTTGTTCTTTACCTCTTGCAACTTCTCGGCGGTCAGTTGCAAAAAGAATTCATTTGTGAAATTTTTGTTATAGTGAAAATATCCCTCGCCAGCTTCTTTTATGCTTAGTAGCCTAAAAAACTCGCTTTTGCCTTTGAATGTGCCTATGTTTATCAGCCTAACGCCTTTTTTTAGCACTCTTACTTTGTTTAAAAATTCTACTTTTTGGCTCGCCTCGCTTGCACCTTTTGAGGCTATGAAATTTGGCGCTAAGCTCACAAAATCATAAACTCGGCTGGAGTTAAAGCCGCTATCAATTAGTGCTAGCGTAGTGCTTAGGATTTTGCCGTCCTCTCTTTTAAATTTACGCTTTAGCTCCCTAAAAAGTTTTTGCCAAACTTCATCTTGATCGGTATTGCCGTAAATTTGCTTATAATCAATATTGTAAGCTTCATATCCTTTGCACCAGCCAATAAAGATAACCTCAACGCGGTTTCCTTGTATATCCACGCCAGCAGTTACAAAGCTTATATTTTGTGATAAATTTTGATCATCATACTCCTCGATCCTATCCAAAAGCTCATTTTCGTTAAAGCTTGTATTTGGTGGCTCATAGGCTAGAGCCTCGATCGTGTTTTTAAACGTTTGAATTTTTAGCTCATCGCCTTTTGCGTCAAGGTAGGTTTTAACGATCTCGCTCATTTTGTAAAAAGGGCTGTATATGGCATTTAAAAAAAATCCTGCTATTTTTGATTTTGGATTTTGTGCGATCCATCGCCCATTTTTTACGGCTTCGTTCTTGTCTTGCTCGCTTAGTAGGCTACCGCACTCGCTGCATTGATATTTTACGCTTTCGTTTATTAGCTCTTTGTGTTCGTCTAGCTCGTATATGATGCGCTCAAATATTAGCTTTTGCTCATGCTGACAAAAAGGGCACTTTACAAAAAATAGCCTTTGATCGGAGTTTATAAATTCTTTCTCGATCGTACTAGCTTCTGAAATGGTAGGCGTCGAGCTTATGACTATTTTGCGGTCGTAAAATGTAGCTGTCCGCCTTTGTGCCAGTTCTATGCTGTCGCCCTCTTTAGTAGCCTCGCATCGATCCGCCTCATCAACCAGCAAAACTTTTATAGGCTTACTTGCTAGCTTTGATGGTGAGTTTGAGCCAACTAAGGCTAAATTTCCACCCCTAAAATTTTTAATAAGTATTGTATTATTTGCGTCGTTTGCGTTGATTAGCTCGCTTAGCTCGTGCGTATCTCGAAACATCGGAGCTAAACGCCTTTTTGAGTAGTCCTCTGCGTCGTCTTTGTTAGGTAACATAAACAAAATAGTGCTTGGCTCTTGGTGGATGTAATAACCCAAAACATTATTTATTAACTCACTCTTACCCAGCTGTGACGCCCAAAGCAAAATAACCTTTTCACGTTTTGGGTTTGAGATTTCGATCATAGGCTCACGCTGGTAAGAAAAAGCCTTAAATTTTCCAAAGCTTGATGAGCTTTCTTTACTCAAAAACCTATATCGCTCCGCCCACTCTAGCAAATTTAAGCGAGGCTTTATAAAAATGGATTTTGCAAAGATCTCTATAATTTTACTCATTGATTTGTCTATAAATTTAAAAAAGGGGCTTTTGAAGTGATAACCGATAACAAGCGTATTATATCATTTTTGTTGGTATTCTAACTATTGTTTAAGAAATCATTAATTTTTCTTTTCTAGTACAATATTTAATATAATTTAATTATATACTAAGGTTGTTTTTTGTAAATTTACAAACTTTAAATATCAAAAATATCTAACATTGATTAAGTTCTTTAAAATAAAAACACTTTAAGCGTTCAATTAAAATAAATCTTTATAATTAGGATATGTGGTATAATTATGTTAAACAATGCAACTAAAGAAGAATTAGAAAACCTACTTGAAAGTTGGTTAAAAATTTGTGAGGATCAAGGCGACGAAGGTTCTGTATTTGCCCAAGATATCGATGATAAAATAAAAAGACTTATTGATGATATTCAAAAGGAAGAGTTTTTTGCTTATATTTTACATGACGAAGATAGCAAAGAATGTGTTGCTTTACTTGATGTTATCCGTGCTCTTCCGCGTTCGGATGTTGGTTGGTTAAAAATATTTGATATGACAATAACGCCAAAATGCACTCTAAACGGTGGCAATGATGACGAAATAGTCAAAGCTTTACAAAGCGTTTTTATGGAGTCCTTGAAACTCCTTATAAGTAGTAAGTGCGAAGACATAAAAGAAATAAAAATAATTGCTAGAAATGAAATAACTATAGAATTGTTTAAAAATATAGCAAATAATGATACTCTAAAAAAAGAGTTAAATAATATCGATGTGGTAATTTTCTTTACATCAAAATGGCTTATTTTGAGAAAAAAAGATCTGATACCAGCCCAAAAGGAGATAGTATGAATAAACAACAAGAACAAAAAATAAAGTTAGCTTTTGAAAAAGCCATTAAATATGCTTTAGATAAGCATTTGAGTAGTTGGTCTATAAAAACTCTTGACTTTGTAAATGCAAGCCAAGAAACTACAGACTTTTATATAGCTCGCGAAAGCGAAAAGCTACATATAGCATAGTCACATCAAATACAAGGAGACATTTGTCTCCTTGTATAAAATACTTATACTCTCTTATGTCCTTAGCCTTTTTGCTCATAATTTTTAGCTTTTAGCCTCAACAAAAAAATAATCAAAAACTTTTATACATTTTCCAAATAAGAGCAATTATAGAATAAAGCTTTGATTAATAAGACAAAGCTTATTTAAAAATAAAATCTTAATTTTTTATTATGCTTTTTCGCTCTATTCTATACTATAAATTTGACGATCCTTTTTGTTACTCTTTTGAAATATAGTTTTGACATTTTTAAGCTAACTTTTATTTTTATTTTTAAGCTTATTTTTATTTTAGTGTTAAAAAAATAGCATATTTTTTATATTTACTTAAGAAAAATACATTTTTTCACGAAAAAAGCCATTTTTTTATTAATAAAAACGATAACGAAGTACCTAAAAAACGATTATAACCCCATTTTTTTCGCGGTTAAGTACCGCATCTAAAAATAAGGGCTGAGGAGGACCCATGAGAATTTTTTACTCTATTACGCCACTATTAAGAGATGGGATTTTTAATTGATGCTTAAAACGCATTTGTAAAAGGTCATAAGCATAGCGATAAGCTCGGCAATTATCGCTCTTTTTTTTGGCATAGATATATCCTTTATATTCAGCGGAGATTAAGCCGAAATATATGCCGTATTTGTCGGAGCGATGTTAAATTTTATATATATTTGCATCCATTTTTAAAGAATTCTCTTATCTCATTTAGCTTTTTTGTCTTGATGCCTTTTATTGATAGTAGTTCATCATCGCTTGCTACTTCGATCTCTTTGAGCGATCTATACCCTGCGTTATATAAGGCTCTTGCGCTTGGCATATCTTTTAAAATGCCTTTTATAAACAAACTTATCAAAGTCTCATCATCTAAATTTTTAAAGATATACTCCACCATTTCACTATTTGATATTTCTTTGCCACTTCTTTTATCAACAGCTTTTATTATCCTTTTAATGTCATATCGTCTGCTATCTAAGCCTATAAAAAAGCCATCCCTATACTCTTGAAAGTCAAAATCTATATCTATAACGCCTTTTGTGCTGTGGCTATATGTTATTTTTAAAGGCAGACTTGCACAAAAATCATTTTGGTCGAGTGTGATGCCATAAAATGTTCTATCTTCTTTTGGTATATCCTTTTGCCTAAAAGGATATGTGAGCCCCTCTACTATATCCTTATGTATTTTTACATCATCTAAATTTTTTACAATTCCACTATCATTTATAAATTTTATTAAGTGCCTCTCGCTTATTATGGATATATTTATGCCTATGCTTTTTAAATCCATAGCATCTTTTATCTTAGTGCCATAGTTGCCATTGACGTAAGCACTGCTAGCTACTTCAGCGGTCACCACGTAATCCGTGCTTCTGGTTACTGCTTTAGACGTCTTGCCCCCACGCTCTAGTATCATTCTTGCAACTTCTGATCTATCTGCTATTGTAAAAACTCCAGTCAAAACAAAAGTTTTATCTTTAAATTCAACGTCTGGCGCTGGATCATCCAAAAAACTATCATTCGTCTTTATGATGTTGCCATTTTCGTCATGTGCTGGTCTTTGGCGATTATCCATTTTTCACTCCTTTAAATTATGCTTTTTATTACTTTGCCTATGATCCTAAAATGCTCTTGCGTTTCGTTTATGTCGATCTCATAGCTTTTAAAATTTGGATTGACCGAGATGATTTTTAGCTCTCCTTTAGGGCTTAGCTGCAAGACTTTCGCCATTAGCTGACCGCTGAAATTTACGACGTAAAGCCCATCGCCTCTAAACTCGCCATCATCACAAAATATAACCCAGTCGCCATCATGTAGCATCGGCATCATGCTCTCGCCACTTATCTCGATAGCGTTTAGCNATTTTCGTCATGTGCTGGTCTTTGGTGATTATCCATTTTTTACTCCTTTGCGATGTTATTGTGACTTCCTGCGATAACTATGTTTTGCGAGCCATCGACATTTATATCTATTTTTATATACGCTCCATCTTTTAGCGCTTGTAAAAAATCCTCATTTGTAAAAACAGCCAATATTCCCCCTGCTACCCCATCGCTTATCCTACTTACTTCTTCTCTTCTTATTGCTTCGTATTCCTTTTTGTGGCGTTCTCTCTCGCTTTTGACATTGCTGATATAAATAAATGCAAAAAAAGCAATAACTACAAGGGCCATCCCATATTTGCCAAAAAAATCAATAGCTGCACTCATTTTATCCCTCCGATAATTCTTTCACTTTTTTCAGCTTTTCTATAAAAGAAAGCAACATAGTATTATTCCCATACTCCTCATACAACTTTTCAAATTCTTTATAAAGCGGTGTGTTGAGCTTTTGATTGTGTGGCTCATTGATTTGATTGTCGTTACCTTTTATTGATATATTGCCACTACCTATCGCTACAGCGCCAGTTATTTGCCCCATATCAACTCCTAATATTTTTGATATTTGCATTAGTTTTTTGTAATCCACCCCGTCGCCATCAATCTCATATCTTTGATATGTTCTAAGCGACACCCCTAGCTTATCCGCTACTTCTTGCTGTGTAAATCCAGTTTGCTTTCTTACTTCTTTTAAATTTATGTCATTTTTTTTCATTTTACGCCTTTTTTTGTCATATTTAAGTTTAATTTAATTGACATATGACAAAAAGTGTCATATAATTCACTCATCAATAA